GTGGGGAAATACTTGCCAAATGTTTTCATCAGGCTGGCAGCCCGGTAGTTGAGATTTTCTTTGATAAACACAAAACTGCCCGACTCGTGAGCGCACTGTGCAATAAATGCTGCCACACGGGGCGGCGTGTTTATATCGTAATCCGGCAATGCTTGCTCTAGTGCATGATACCAGTAATCAATATATGGATTGCCCGGGATTAATTGTGCTAACTGTGCCTTGCTTAAAATAAACTTTGACATTATTTTACCTCTTCAAAAATATGTTTTTGTACTTGATACCATTCTATCCACGCATCATTCTTAACTGCACATTGATAATAAGTGGTATAGTTTTCGACCACGGTTTTAGTCAGTACACTAATTACAGTCGTTTCGGTATCAATAGTTTTCAACTGCGGACATTTTTCTAGTAATACATTTGGTATTTCTGGAAACTTACGTTCAACAGGAACTGATGTGCAACCCGTTAAACATAATAAAAGTGCAATAATAATATATTTCATTTTTTGTCTCCTGGTGTTGCTGCGTCGTTGTGAGCTTTGACTACTTCATTAGGAATAGGACAAGTATTATCGTATTTTGTAATTTCGCGATCTACATATTGAACAATATCATTGCCGCGCTCTTTATAGTATTCTGTTTTTGTTATAACTTTATTGACAATCTTTACATTTTCTTCTTTGCTTTTGGCTTCTGCTACAGCAATCTTAGCTTCTAGCTCTTTAACACGAGCTTGCCATTTTGCTTCGTTAGCGATACCACCTTCCATCCAAACACTGAATATTACTGCGGCAATACCACCGTACTGTAATGGAATTCTGTAACTACTTACAAACGGAATACGTTTTAATACTGTTGCTGCAAGGACTGCAACAATCCCTGCACCAAGCAAAAGATGCCAAAAGAAATCCGGCAACCAAGAAAATAACCACATAATAGTCATCATGCTTACCACCTATCTTTCTGAATAACAACTGCCTGACTTCCGTTTCTAATTAGAAACTTGTCACCTATTTTATTAATATCGTAATTACCTAAGTATTTGTTTAGGAATAAAACTTGACTTTGACTACTTTCGTCTAAACTTAATCCGCCGGGTAATGCATCTTTGACTTCGTTGTACTCACCCATTCCGATAAACTTGGCAGTTACATTACCGCTGTAAGGTTTACTAAATGTCATCGAGTTATCAGATTCAACTGCTACTTCAACTGTACCTTGATCAAAGAAATTGCTGATATCAGTATTCTTCATTTCTACAATTTTCATATCGTATTCTTCTGGAGTCATAGGAACGTGTTCCATCATAGTATTTTCATCAAACTCTACACTAGTAGCAGCTTTTTGATATCTATATCTCCAATCGTAACAATCAGTTAGTTGACTAATACCGCCTAATAATTCTTTAATTTGTTTTGGCAAACGAGGAGTCCTTTCCATTTCAACGAATACACGATAAAGACCATCATTTTCTTCGCCAACGCTCATATCGGCATCAAGGATAAATCGATATCCCTTTTCAATAAATTCTACTAAATCTGCTGCTGGATGTTTTTCTTTAACAGTGAATCCTAAAACAACCATGTCTTTATCTTCACCCATTTTACTTTTATATTGATCTATAGTGAATAGGTCTTCAACATATTCTTTAAGATCGTTAGTTCGTAATCCTTCGTTAAGCTGTTTGTGATCCATCTGCTGGAGCCTCCTGTGCTGCTGTATCTGTATCAATATCATTATTGCTGTATTGCATTAACTCAGCCATTCTGTTATTCTCTTGATTTTCTTTACCAATATATACATCTTGCATTAATTTTTTTGGCATAGTAATTTCTACAATCCAAACTGGATGAGCATCGATTTTACCTTTTTTAGTTCCGGGTCTATAATCGCCGGGTTCTTTAATCTTGCGTGGAATTAGAATATGTTCTTTTTTGTAAAGTACTTTACAACCGTAATCGCTTAATCGTTTTGCACCTTGTGGGTCAGGCATTTCATCTCGTTGCCACATCCAAGAACAGGTTACTGCATATCTGCTTACATCTGGTCCAGAAACTAATTCTCCCTCGATCCAGTTTTTATATACATAGATATCTAGCTCGTCAATTACTCGTTCAAAGTCTTTTAATACTTTAAACGCACTATTGTTTTCACTTAGAGTTTGAATATTTTTAATAACGTCAAGGATGTCGTGCATAGGGGTTCTCTTTATCAATTATTTATACTTAAAAAACATCTAACCTATTCATCGATTTTTACCCTCTTTGGGTACGATTTTTTATTTTGGATGTAAATATCTATGCAGGTCGACGTTTATATCATAGGGAGGTAAAATTGCCTAGATCCAACAGAAGACGCAACGAAAAACCGCAGGTATATCGTGATCCACGATCCCTACCTGAGTCAAATAATAACTTGATAGCTCTCAAGCCTTATTTAAAAAAGAAGCAGCAAGTTTCTATAATTCCTCGAAATATTTCGCAGGAAAACTATTTAGAACTTCTAAAAAACCCCAAGAAATACATTATATTCGCAATCGGTCCTGCCGGTACGGGTAAAACTATGCTTGCGGTTCAGATGGCCATTAAACTGTTCAAAGAGGGGGTGATTAGTAAAATTATCGTAACTCGGCCAGCTGTTAGTGTAGATGAAGAGCATGGTTTCCTACCAGGAGACCTGAATGCCAAAATGGCGCCTTGGACAAGGCCAATTTTTGATGTATTCGAAGAATATTATCATCCTAAAGAAGTAGCAGAAATGCTAGAGGATGGCGTAATTGAAATTAGTCCACTTGCTTATATGCGTGGTCGAACTTTTAAAAATGCATTTGTTGTTGCAGACGAAATGCAAAACGCTACACCGTCACAGATGAAGATGTTACTAACTAGACTAGGAGACAATTCTAGAATGGTAGTAACCGGAGACCTAAATCAAGCTGATCGTCCAAGAGAAAACGGACTGTTAGAATTTTGCGAACTATACGGCCAAGGAGGTGATTATCGTATGATCGCTATAGCAAAGTTTGATGTAAGAGACGTTGAGCGTCATCCCGTGGTTAAAGAAGTATTAAAAATTTACAAGGAACGAATTGAAGATTAATTAATTAATAATTTACTCGTAAGAAAACCGCATAGTTATCGACCTGCAATCGACTATGCGGTTTTTGTTTATTGTAATCTTGCTAGTTTGACTAATGTAGCAGCAAGGTTAACTTCTGGATTAATAATTAAACTGTGATCTACCATTCCTTGTTTAATGATAAGAAGTGCAGAATCTTTCTTTTCTTCTGTATCGCCAAACAGATCAAGATTTTGATACATCCAAGTAAAGATATCTTCCATCTCATCCGGTCTTGCTCTACCGCACAATAGTTTACGTGCTTGTGGAATACGACCCTGTTTAAACAGCTCTACCATTTCAATTCGATAATCACTAACACCACTGTCTGCTGCTGTAGGATTAATCAATGCACCGTCAACACTATTCTGTTGAATCAAGTTAATGCATTTACGCAAATCTGGAAATACAGTCTTAACATATGTATCTAGAATTTCAAGATCAAATTGCACATTTTCTTCAATTAGAATAGTTGCAACACGAGCAGTAAATTCTGTTTGATCAATGTTAGCAAAATGCATCTGCTGACAACGACTATGCAACGGTGGAGCAATTCTATTAGGACTATTGCAGGTTAGAATAAATCTAGCAAAACTAGAATATTCTTCAATAATACCTTTTAATGAATCTTGTGCATGTTGACTAAGACGATCTGCCTCGTCTAATAGTACTACCTTAAATGGACCAAACGGAATCATTGAAATAAATGGAATAATTTTATCACGAATAAAATCAATACCAGTTTCTCGACTTGCGTTGACTTCTAAAATATCGTAATCAGGAATACCAATTTCGTTAAGAAGAATTTTTGCAAGTGTAGTCTTACCAATGCCCGGACCACCACTTAACAATAGATGAGGAATGCTGCCTTCCTTGATCCACGCCTTAATTTGTTTTTTCTGAGCTTCGTCTCGAAAAACATATCCGTCTACAGTGCTAGGACGATACTTTTCTGTCCAAAGTTCTTTCATACAATTTTTCCAAGTGTTTTGTAAATTAATTTATCTAATTCGTCTTGATAGTTGTGATTGCCAACTCTACGCTTTAGCCAGATTTTTTCAATTAGTTCTATAGCATTAATATCTGCATCTGGCGATAATGCACCTCGAGATTCTAGCTCATCCTTAAGATCTTCTGTATCAAACTCGCTGAGATCTACATCAACTTCAACTTCTGTATATATAGTTTTATATGTCATTCTTCATCATCCCAGTCAACAACATTACCATCTTCATCTGCACAAATAATACGCACAGTTCCATCTTCACTAGTAACTTCAATCGGTCCCCAGATCCATACTTCGGTATCTTCAAGATACCAAGCACCGTCATCTTCTAGCGAGTATGCACCTTCTTCGCTAATAAACTCTTCCAAGCGTTCAACTTCTTCGTCATCTTCGATGCCTTCAATTTCGATATCACCCCAGCAACCTCCGTCAACCATTTCAACAAGCTCAGAG